TGGTTCTTCTACATAATTATCAACTCTTTGATCTTTTTCGTTATAAGAATATACACAAGCTTTATTTAATGAATAATTAATTAAAGCTTGTGTACTAATATTACCATTATAAAAAGCTTGTGGCCATCCATCCCTATAAACCATAATAAAAGGTGTTTTCCTTAAACGTGCCCAATAATATGGATGGTTCATTTCTGTATTCAGTTTTGTAAAAGCTTGAGCAGTTTTTTTTTCATTTTGTAAATTAACAGATGCATACATTGGTCCAGGAGCATTTCTAGCAACATTAGCCATTAAAATTGCTAATTGTTTAGCTTCAGGAGTTTCTGCATAAAACAAAACTAAAGAGCATTCTTTGATTTTGAGTTTTACTAAAGTATCATCATCGTGATGAAAATCTTCATCTTTTAATTCTTTAATATCTTTAGAAGTAATAAATAATCTTGTTGTTGTAGCAGTTTCAATAAAATGTCTGTCATTATTTTTATTTTCTAATTCACCTGGCTCGGCAAAAGTATATGTTGTATCCTCAGGCATTCCATAATAATCCATTTTATATATAAAAATATTTTTAATGTTAATAAAACATTAAAAAAATGTTTAAGAAAAAAAGATTTAAAAATGTTTAAGAAAACTTTAGAAGAGTCTTTAGAATTTCTTGTTGATTCTATGGTAGAAGGATGTAAGTTTTTAATGAGAGCAAAAATGTCTTTGACAAAACCTACTTGGGTAGTTGAAACAGAAAAATTTGGTAGTTTAGTTACTAAAATTAAAGATGATGTAACACTTGTAAATAATCTAAAAGTTAAAAGTATTCGACCTGTTTATGATCTTCACAAACAAAGTTTGACAACAAGTATTGTTGATGATAAAAGCAAAGTTCAAGACGATTTTCTTAGGTGTGATACAGATATGAGCGGATTTGTTCTGAGAACAGAACCAGAAGGTTTATTTTTTAGTGTTGGTAAATTACATTTACCTGTTTCTGAAGTTTATACACATACAGTAAAATGTATGGAAAAAGATCATGAAAATATTTCTCATCCTGTTAAAATTTTACTTGGTCTCTATTGTGTTATGTATCATACCGCTGAACATAGTGAAGAAAAAGAAGCTTTACAAAAAAATGTAGAACTAATGGTATCATCTCTTGATTCTAGAGATGAAACAAAATCTAGTATGCCAAATCCAATGAATATGGTTCAAAATATGTTAGGAAACATTGATATTAATCAAATTAGTGAAATGATGGGTAATATTACTGGAGACGAAAAAGCTAGTAAAGAATTTAGTCAGATTTTTAGCAAAATGTCTGATGTAGTAAAAGACGGAGGAAATCCTATGGAAGCTATGGGAGAACTTATTAAACAAGCCTCTCTTAATCAAGCTCAAGCCCCAGAGTCAGATCCAGCTCCGGTCACAGTTTCAGAACAAACCCCAGAGTCAGCTCCAGCTCCGGCCATAGTTCCAGAACATGCTCCGGAACCAACTCCGGTCACAGTCCCAGAGTCAGCTCCAGAACAACAAAATTAATTTATAAAATAACACATAATAATTTTTGTTATATTATATAACAAAAATTAATAAATTTTAAAATTGTGTTGTTGACAAAAATCACATTTTGTTATTTCTTTTTTATTGTTATATTTATTTTCTAATAATTTTAAATAACATTTAAAATGTATATGACCATTGCATTTACAAGGTTTTATTAATAAAGATTTGTAATCTTTATGTTGACAAATATAACATGTTTCTAATTCTTTATTTTTATTTTTTGATTTAAATTCACTATATAAATTATTATATAATTTTTCTGTAAAATTTATTCTTTTTTTTAAAATATTAATTTTATTTTCATATTTTTGTTCATTAAAATAAAATTTAGCAATTTTTTGTTTTAAATCAAATATTTCTGAATGTAAATAATTTAATTCAAAACTATTATTATAATTAATTTTTTTTAAATTATTTATTTCATTATTTTTTAAATTAATAATATTCTTATGATAATTTTCTAGATTTTTTAATAATATAGAAAAATCGTTCATTTTAACTTATTATTCTTTTATATATTATTTAAAATAAATTCTTTATAATTAATATCATCGTCCTGAGCCTTAATTATACAATCTTTAAAATCAGAATTTTCTTCTGATACATACAATAAATCTTTCAACATCTCTATCTCGTTAATCATTAATTTTCTCGAAATTTGTTCTAAATTACTAGGTATATACAAATCAAAATATGTACCATAATCTTTATAAATAGTTCCTTTTGTTAACATTGATTGTATATCATTTACTGAATAAACTGTGTTATTTAAATAATTAATATAAATAATATTTAAAGTATCTAACATAATTAGCGTATTTATAATATTACCGTGAGATAACACTTTATTACATGCACACACAAAATTTGCAAATAAACTACAAAAAGTTCTCTCATTAATATTTTTATATTTGTGATTGATTTTAAATAAAATATAAGAACCTAAAAATTTACCAGATTTTGAATAATTTTGATAAATATTTTTTTCCATGTAATTTTCTAAATTATCAGGTATCTTACCATATAAAACTTTTAAAAATACTGCAATAATAGAAAGTAACATACAATCTTTTTGATTTTTTAAATTATTACCGTATTGTAATTTTATAATTAAATCTGTATTAATTTGGGTTGTAAAATTACAACTTTTTGACGCTTCTTCTATTTTTTTAATTAAATTATCCATATTTATTTTTTTGGAAATAAATATAAAATAAATTTCAATTTTGTTTTAAATATTCGTTATGATAACATGAAATATAATTAATAAAATTTTGTATGTTTTGTGAATCACCTTCAACCATTATTAATCTATTATTACCTCTATCCGCGTTTACATAATCTTTTTCCACTCTAAAATAGTCATTCGTATATATATTTATACAATAATTTTCTATAAAAAATCCTCTATCAATGCTTTTTTTAATATCTTCAAAAATTACAGAAGGAATCTCTATTAAATTACACGACATATTTGAAATTTTTTCTAGTAAAGTAAAAAGTTTAAATAAAAAAAAATCAATTTTAAAAAAAATTAATATATTAAAATGCGAAATCATAGCAAAAATATTTCTCATAAAGTAATAAGTTCATTAGGTCTATCTCCTCGATCAAAAAGTAAATATATCCCTTCCTTAAAAAATAAATCTAAAGCATTATCACCCATCAAATCGAAATCTTCGGTCAAATCAAAATCTCCGGTTAAATCGAAATCTTCGGTCAAATCAAAATCTCCGGTTAAATCGAAATCTTCGGTCAAATCAAAATCTCCGGTTAAATCGAAATCTTCGGTCAAATCAAAATCTCCAGTTAAATCGAAATCTTCGGTCAAATCAAAATCTCCGGTTAAATCGAAATCTTCGGTCAAATCAAAATCTCCGGTTAAATCGAAATCGAAATCGAAATCGAAATCTCCGGTCAAATCGAAATCTCCGGTCAAATCGAAATCTAAATCGAAATCTCCTGTTAAATCGAAATCTCCTGTTAAATCGAAATCGGCAGTTAAATCGAAATCTCCTGTTAAATCGAAATCTCCTGTTAAATCGAAATCTCCTGTTAAATCGAAATCTCCTGTTAAATCGAAATCGGCAGTTAAATCGAAATCTCCTGTTAAATCGAAATCGAAATCGAAATCTCCGGTCAAATCTAAATCGGCAGTTAAATCGAAATCTAAATCAACTGTAAAATTTGTTTCTTTAAAATAATTTTTTAAATCTTTTATTAAATAAAAGATTTTCATAAAATGTCAAAACCACCTATACATGGTTATGTTGATTACGCCATAGCAATTTATGATTCAAGTAATACTGATTATACTACATTAAATAATATTTATGGACTAGATCCAATTGATGGAGCTAGTTATTCTAGTAATATAAGTGTTGAAGGAAGTATAAATTACAATTTATTTAAAAGTTTTTGGCAAAACCTAATATCTCCGGAAAGTATACCCATATTTCTGAACACAGGAAAAAAAGTTACTATAGAAATGTTTCAAAATGTAGGTACTGATATTTTTAATATATATACTGGGGCTTATCCAGAATATACATCATTAGGAAGTGAAATGAATACAGTTTTATCAAATATGTATTTGTTTGGACAAACAAATGGTATATATAATAATTGTTTAAAAAACGGTGTAAGTTCATATTTTAAACAAGTTTATCATGCTTCAAATGGTGTTAATTGGAAATATTTACTAAATACATGTGGAAATATTAAAGATGGTGAAACAATTTATAAATATAATACAGTTGATTTATATGATAATATAAATTTAAGAAGTTGGTGTGGATGTTTTACTAATCCAATAAAATATAAAAATAATGTCAAGCCAGCTTTACCCACGTTTCCTAATCAATGTATGCCAACATGTGTTGTTCCAGAAGCAGTTAAATTAATTAATGAGACTGGGGACAGTGGGGACATCGGAAATATTTTACAATGTGAAGCTAATATTTGTGTTATAGATGATATAACTATACAAACATTTGAATCGTCTGGTGGTCCAATAACTTTTAATCAAATATGTACTGGTTGTGTAAATTCAGGTAAGGATGGTAATCCTTGTATTTGTATTGTTCAAGAAGATATAGATGGTGGAAGAATAGGTAATATAAAAGTTAATTTTAACCAAGTATGTCCAAGAAGTATTTGTTTTAAAGAAATTGGTGACGACGGGAATCCTAAACTAGATAATCCATTTGAATGTCCTTCTACAACACCAGGTGGAAATACAGGTGGAGGGAATACAGGTGGAGGTGGAGAAACTCCACAACCGGGTCAAAATCCAAAAGAAGTTGTTCCAAAATATATAATTAATAACAATACAATATTGTCTTTTTTTATACTTTTACTTATAATTATATTAATATTATTTTTATCTTCGTTTATTAGTACTAGGTTTTTACCAATTAAATTACCTAAACCAAATAATTAATATTTAGTTTAGGTAATTTAATTGGTACCTAAACCAAATAATTAATATTTAGTTTAGGTAATTTAATTGGTACCTAAACCAAATAATTAATATGTTTCAAAACTATCATAAATATAAAAATAGTAAATAAATAAATCTCTTTTTAGTTCTTTATTTATTGAAGAAGATTTATCATAAATTAATTGTAATATATTATTATTATCACACAAACTGTTTATTAAATCTACCACTTCAATGTTTGCATCTTTAAACTTTTCTATATTTATATAAAAAATGTAAGAAATAATTAATAATAAAGGACTCAAATTATATCTATTTATATTTTTAACTTTTTGTTTAAATAAATTTAAAACAGGTTGAATTTCTTCAAAAGAAAATCTTATATCTATATCGTTAAATTTTAAACCTTTAGTTATGATATATTCATCAACTTTTTTCAACCTTTCATTAATTTCAACAAATTTATTAAAATATAAAATATCTTCATCCATTTTAAAAAAAAATAAAAATGATTTATTTATAAATTAAATAAATAAAATGAAACTTTTTTATTACAGTGTAATAAACTATAGGTGTAGTTGTAGAAATGAAAAAAACGAGTTGTCACCTCTTGGAAAAAGATACAAAGAGTATTATGAACTTTTAAAAAATAATCCAAATAAAAACGGAGCAAATATATTAAATGATATGAATATAAATAGAACATGTTGTAGAATTAGATTTTTATCTTTACCAACAATACCTATGATTAATAGGGTAAAAAAAAAAATACAAATAAATAGTATTAATATACCTATAGAAAATATTTTTCCAAAATATAAAATACCAGATTTTCCAAATTAAATAAAAAAATATTTTTTCAAAATTAAATAAAAAAATATTTTTCAAAATTAAATAAAAAAATATTTTTTTTTATTTAATAAAATGGCAAGAAAAGTAAGTCCTTTGAGTGTTTCTTCAAAAGTAAAATCGAAATCTCCAGTAAAATCGAAAATGCGAGTAAAATCGAAATCTCCAGTAAAATCGAAAATGCGAGTAAAATCGAAATCTCCAGTAAAATCGAAAATGCGAGTAAAATCGAAATCTCCAGTAAAATCGAAAATGCGAGTAAAATCGAAATCTCCAGTAAAATCGAAAATGCGAGTAAAATCGAAATCGCCGGTAAAATCGAAAATGCGAGTAAAATCGAAATCTCCAGTAAGAGGTTATTTTAGATATGTTGGTGTAGATGAAGAAGAAGGAGATGGGATGGATCCCATGATGGAAGATTCTATGATGAAAAAATCAAAAAAAATGAAAAAAACTAAAACAGGAGGTAAAAGAAAACCTAATTCTTGGATCAGAGCAACACAAATAATGAGGTCTGAAAATCCACAATATAAAAGTGTAGTTCCAATAAAATCTGGTACTAAACCTTATGAAATTGCAAAAGGTATTCAAGATGAAATTAAAAGTGGTAGAAGAAAATAAATAATTAGTTAACTATTAACTAATAAACTTAATTCTATTATCTTCATCTGTAATAATTCTATAAATAAGTACTAAAGATCCTAAACTAAAACAACTTATAGCTACATATAAAAATATCCAAATTTTTTCAGATTTTTCTATTGTTTTATCTGTTTCATAAACATGAAAATTACTACCATCCATTACATACCAAGTAATAAAAAAACCAATTCCTGTAAGAAGTAGTAATACAGAAAGTAAATTTATCCAATTTTTCGAAAACCAATCTTCAAATTTCATTGAAGTTTTAGATTTTATTTGCGAATTAGGTTTCACAAATTTTATTACCTCAGATAGATAATTTTTATATTGGTTTGGTTGTACATTATTTTCAACTACTTGTTTTAATTCTTGATCAGTTGGTTTTAAATTTTTAAATTTTATTCTGTCATTAATCTTAGGAATTTTTACCAACCATCCCTGCTTAAAAAAAAAATCTAAGAATTGTTTTCTTGTAGTACCCATTTTTGTACCTTTAGATATTGGTAATTGATTTACATCATCTTCATAAATATTTTGATCATCTTCATAAATATTTGGATCACCTTCATAAATATTTTGACCTAGATCATTACTAGAACTCATTATTTTATTATTATAAAATAATAAAATTGAAAACTATTTATTTTATTATTTTTAAAAATGGGAATTTCAGGATTTGCTAAATGGCTCAGTAAAACTTATCCGAAAGTAAAATCAACTAGAAAACCAGGAAATATAGATACGGTTTTGCTAGACGCAAATGGATTATTTTATGATTCTGTTAATAAAATTTTTACAAAAGAAAATATAAAAAAGTTACAAAACCAAAATGCAGAGAAAAGTTATGATTTGTTGATACAAGATGTTATAGAAAATTTAAACACAATATTAAAAAATTATAAACCAAATAAAAATTTTGTATTAGCTATAGATGGTGTTGCAAATTGTGGTAAAATGTGGCAACAAAAAAGAAGAAGATTCAAAAAAGAAGAAGAATCTTCTTTTTTTGATAGAACTCTTTTAACTCCTGGAACAACATTAATGATTAAAATAGATGAAGCTTTTGAAAAATGGGTTAAAACTTTAAATATTCCATTAGTTATTTATTCTTCTCACTTAGATCCAGGTGAAGCAGAACATAAAATATTTGATTATATAAGAAATAAAGAATTATTGACAAGTTATGGAGAAACATTATTATTTGGTTTGGACCGTGACTTGATAGTATTGGCTTTACTTTGTTCTCAAAAAAATATGTATATTGTACAAGATGACAAAAATTATAGAAAAAAAACTATAGATTATTTTTCTATAGATTATTTAAGAATGTTATTAAAAAAAGATTTAAGATTTGAAGGGTGTGATGAAACATTATTAATTCAAGATTTTGCAATTTTAGTAACATTCTTAGGAAATGATTTTTTACCTACTTTTCCAACATCATATGATTCAAAGGATATTCAAATTTTAAAGGAAATTTTTCAACTATATAAAGATTTGGAACTACATTTAACAAATCATGATAACAATATTGAATGGGATAATTTAAAAGAACTATTCAAAGGATATCATAAATTAGAAATAGATCATATTTTTCATCATCTTTATAAAAATCCTAGATTTTTTGAATATACTGAAATAAAAGATTCTTTTTCTTCTTTGAAAAATAAATCTTTTGAAACCCGAGAAAATGTTAAAAAAGCATATTCAAATTTCAAAGAATTATGGTATCCAAAACAATTTAAACCTATCACAAATGTTTTAAATAAATTAACAGATGTTAAAGAATATTATTCTGAAGAAGATATTGATGGAATGTCTGAAAATTTTTTAAAAATGATGCAATGGTATTTACATTATTATACAAAAGGATATAATTCAATAAGTAATAAGTTATTTTATCCCTATTATTACACTCCATTACCACCAGATATAATAAATTATTTAGAAAAAACGGATGATTTATCTTATTTAACAGATGTTTCAAATAAACATAATGTTGAATATAGTTGTGTACACCAACTTTTATTGGTATTACCACCAAATTCAATAAATGGTATTCCAGAAGCTTTTAGAAGATATTATGAACATATGTATCCCATAAATCCAGAAAATTGGATAGAAATCAAAGAAGGTGAGTCTAATTGTGGTGCTAGATGGCCTGCACCTAAATGTACAAAAAAAGAAGATTGTACACATTACCATAAACAAACAAAAAAAATACCACCAATAAATTTAGAAATGGCTTTAGATGCTGTAAAAATAGAAATTCCTGATTATTTAATGAACAAACCTATGTTAAAATTGATGAATAAAAAACAATTTAAAGAAAATAAAAAAGATTTTAATGGAATGAATCATAAATATTCTATTGATCAAGACTTTTTGATGTGATCAAAAAAAATTAAATTTTTATTTTTTTTACTAAATAAAAATGGGAAACTTTAATGCTACTCCTTCTTCAGTTCACAATACTAGTCCATCTCTCCAACCTCATGTTTCTGTAAAATCTAAAACAAAATCTCCAGCTCGGTCGCGAACCCAAGTAAAAACAAAATCTCCAGCTCGATCGCGAACCCAAGTAAAAACAAAATCTCCAGCTAGATCACGAACCCAAGTAAAAACAAAATCTCCAGCTAGATCACGAACCCAAGTAAAAACAAAATCACCAGCTCGGTCGCGAACCCAAGTAAAAACAAAATCACCAGCTCGGTCGCGAACCCAAGTAAAAACAAAATCACCGTTAAAATTTATAAATTAAATGTAAATATAATCATCCATAAATGGTTCAAAAACTTTTTCAATTTGGTCTAAAGTTCCTGAAATTTTGTAATAATTGTGTTCAATTGATTGAAAAGTAATATTACAATAATAACCACTACTAATTATTCCGAACGTTTCTATAGCTTCTACTAATAATGGATTATGACGATTTGTTTCACTAATAAAACCAAACCAAACATTATTTTGTTGATAGTTATGTATCATTTGTATTGCTTCTTTATCACCCTTATTAGCCATATAATTTGCTACATCAGGAGAAATTTGGAAAATACTGTATTTAGAAATAACTACTATTTTTGATTCAGTAAAAGTATACCCATCATCTTTTGGTTCAAGTACTATTTCGTTATAAATATTTTGTTTATAAATTTTATAAATATTATTATCTATAATAGTTGTAAACAAATCACAATCACAACATATATTTTCTTGTTCTACCATTTTTACCAATTCTGTATTGTGTCTAGGAACCTCTGGTTCATCAAAAATTCCATTTTTAGCATAAACAATTTTATATTTATTTATAGTACAAGAATTAAATGAATGAATAAGACTATTCATTTTTATTTTGTAAATGATGTTACTACAATCAATTTTAAATAATTTATTTAAAATTGAATATTATAAATTAAAAATATTATAATTTATAATATGACTCTTAATGTTTTGATTATGATTCTTTTGGGGTTTTATATAAATATATTAATTCTAAAAACAAATGATGATGGTATTGATGTAAAACATAAAGATTTGTATATGGATTATATTGCAAATCAGACAGATAATATTTTTAGTAAATCATTGGAAAAAAAAGTTATAAATAATCGTGATACTAATATTTATAAGAAAAGAAAAGAAACTGAAAATTTAAAACAAAAAAAATTAAATTTTCAAAAATTTGAAAATTCTAAATTTTATCCTAAAAGTTATTTATTTAAAAATAAAATTCCACCTAAATTTTCTAAAATTTTTGGTTCAAATAATAAATATTCTATAAATAGATTAAAAGATTTTACTATAGAATTTTTTATGTATAAAAATATTCAGATTTTTTCAATAAATCAAATTAATAAATATATTTTATATTATTGTCAAATAACAAATGATATAGAATTGTTAAAATTTATTTATAAATTTGGGATATGATGTACAAAATTGATTAATTAATATCAAAATAAGATAATATTTTGATATGGAGCCTGAAAATCAAAACCAATACAAAAAAAATGATTGTCTTACTTTTTTATGTGTATGTACAAGTTCTGTACTGTGTATAATAATGATTATTAGTTTTTTAAATATTGTAGGTATTAATTTTGAAAAAGAAGAATTTAATGTTACAAAAATAAATTATCCAAAAAATGAAAATTCATCTTTTTGGTCCTTATGTGATAATAATGATTTTTATCAATTCAAATATTGTATAAACCTTTATGCTAACGTGGAAGGAATTGAAAATAGAGTGATTAACTCTTATAATACAAAACAATATTGTACAATAGTAAGTGATTGTGAAATTAAAAGTAAAAATATCTTACAAATAGAAATAGATAATATTGTAAAGAAATATTTATACAAAAAAAATAATTTTTATATGTATGAAGACGAAGTTTATTTAGAGTATTATACAAGAAATTATACAATCCCTTTAGTAATCTTATTAATCATATTTATATTAATTTGTTTATATTGTGTTTGTATTAATTTATGTTAATAAATTAAATTATAAAATAAAATGAATTATTTTATTTTAGTAAAATTACTAATATTTATTTTATTACTTAATATAATTGCTAGTTATCTTTCTTCATATTATTTTATCAAGAATAATTTCCCAGAAGGTATAATTTATCCAATAAAAGATGATATACAACTTCCATTTGTAGAAAAAGGAAAAACTATACCAAAAAAAATTTATAGAACTTGTAAAAAAAGTGATAAAGAAAAATTTAAAAAAGCTATTGATAAAACTCAAGAAATAATGACAGGTCATGAACAAATAATTTTTGATGATGATATGATAAAAGAATTTATAAAAAAAAATTATTCAGAAAGAGTTTGGAAAGCATATGATAGTATAGATAACAAATTTTTTCCTGCTAAAGCAGATTTATTTAGATATTTACTTATTTATATTGAAGGGGGTATTTATTTAGATATAAAATCTGCAATTGTCAAAGATTTAAATCCAATATTGGATAAAAATGGAGATAAATTATTAATTTCTCATTGGACCGATTTTAAAATGGGATTATTACCTATAAAACATTTACATAAAGATAAATTTTTTCTTTGGGCACCAGTTGTCAAAAATAATTATGGTGAATATCAAAATTGGTATGTTATATCACCAAAAGGTAATCCGATTTTAAGAGAAGTGATAAAACAGGTAATAACTAATATTGAATTTGGATTAAAAAAAAACTGTTATACAAAAGGTAAAATGAGTGTACTGGCTTGTACAGGTCCTATTATGTATTCTTTAGTTATATCTAAAAATTTTGATAAAAACCATGTAAAACTTTTTAAGAAAAACTTAAATGATAAATTAAAATACAGTTATGTAAATCATTATAATTTAACTAAAGGAAAACATTATAGTAAATTAAAAAATTTAAATATATTAAAAATTAAATAAAATAAAATGAAAAAAGTTTATTATGTAATTTTAATTTTTATATTACTTTATTCGTTCCTTATATTTTTATGGGTTTTATATCCAGCTAGTATATTTGGACTTAAATATAATGTAACTAGTCGATTAAAATTTAAAGATTTAAACAAAGGTCCATATTTATTTATTGTAGACCATAGAGATCCTCCTCATACAGATATAATGATTATGAGTCAAGAAGTGCATAATAGTAAAAATCCTGAAAAATTTACTTTACTGTCTGGTAGAAGTGAACGTTTTTATACTAATTTTTTATATTATACAAAATATAATATTATTGAAAAAAAAAGTAATACAACTCAAAAATGTATTGATAAATTAAAAAATAATGAAAATGTAGTAATATTTTTAAGAGACGATTCAAAAGGAAAAGGTATATATTATATCTTAAAAGAAACTAATATACCAATAATATTTGTAAAAAAAAAATTAATAAAAAATTCAACTAATAAAAAATTAGAAAACCATATTTTTAAATATAGAGGTATGGAATATAACATAGATTATAATTTAATAAGCGAATATGATATAAAAAATAAGAATTCAGAAGAATTTATGAATTGGATAAAAAAAAATCTTTATAGTTATTAATTTATATTTTTTTTAAAATTGATTTTTATTTACAACAATTTACAAATAAACCTATAAAAATGTATTCCAAACTCGAAGACGAAACCCCTACTCTCACTTTTTCAAATTTTATTGAAAATAAAGAATATAGTTCTGTTAGAGGAATACTTGGAACTAAAGAAGGTGATAAACTTATTTTAAAAATTGATGGTGTAATTCTTAGTTCACAGTATGATAAAGATGGTAAGATATCTACTAGAGTGACATCAGCGGATCTTAAACATCCATTTTTTTCTGATAAAACCAAAGATACTAAATTTGTTTATGTTTTTAAAAAATATGTAACAAAAAAAAATCCAGATGATGAATTTGCTGAAGTAGTTTGGATTATCAAAGATAGCTGTGCTGGTTATAAAACACCTAAACAAGTTAAAGAAGATAAAATTATGACATTAAATTCAGGTTTTGAATTAGGAAAAGTATCTCCAGCTGGTGATGAAGATAATAAATGGCTTAAAGTTGAGATCCCTGGTAAAAAAGGTTTTCTTGATAATCTTTATGACCAAATTTATGATTTAGTTTACGAAAACAGAGTTAGATTTGGTATTCCAAACAAAACTAGAGAAGATATTGCTAAAATGATGCCTGTAAAACTATGGCATCCTATAAAAAAAGATTCAACTGAATTAGATGATACTAAATCTTCTAGTATTTATATTCCTATAAAACATTATAAACCTAATGATAAATATCCTAATCTAAATTTTGCAAAATTTACTGTTCCTGGAGCAAATACAACACTTACAGTAGATCAAGTTGTAAACAACGTTATTACAGTTAATGCTTGTATTTCAATTGATAGTGTATTTTTTGGTTCTAAAATGTCTCTTCAAATGAAAATTATTTCTGGGATTGTTACTGATATTACTAGTAAAGATTCTAAGCCTCATCCTCAACAAGATGAATTAGATGAGTATTCAAAAAATACTGAGTTAGTAAATAAACTTACTAAACAATTAGAATCTCTTAATACGTCACCTAGTGCTTCATCTCCTCCAGAAGATGAACTTCTGAGTGAAGTTATGAATTCAGGTCCTGTATCTGGTTCAGCTGATCTTGGTATTGATGAACTTCTTAATAATTAATTTTTTAAATTTATATAATTAAATAATTATATAAATTTATTTCGATTTCATTCGAGTTTTCGATTTCATTGGTGATTTCACTCGAGTTTTCGATTTTGATTTCATTGGTGATTTTACACGATTTTTTGATTTCATTGGTGATTTCACTCGAGTTTTCGATTTTG